ACTTGTGCTTGTATTTCAGCGAGAGTATATTTTTTACTTTCTGTTGGATTAAACTCATAAATAACATATGCTTCTCCGTTATAATAAGGTGGAGTAAATGGTCCGTTATTACCAAAAGCGCTGCCGCCATATTGAGAGCCACTATTGGCATAAGGAAATCCTAGACCTTCAACCGCAGCATCAGTTCCATTAGGTAGCGAGCCAGACATAGCGCCACCGACAGGTGGTCCAAAAGCAGATGGTCTACTATACATAACCATATTATCTTTTTCTCTATCTGAAAGATAAGGGTGTTTGTTGATTTCAGCAACTCTAAAAGCGTTTCCTGGTCCTGGGGAGCTTTTTTTCAAAGCTACTTTCATCGTGTAGGTCTCACCAGCTTCAGCAATTTTGAAGTTTTCTTCAGGGCTGGAGATGAAAGAAACAAAATTTGAATTTTCTAAGAAAAACTCTGGAACCTCTGCTAAGAAGTTGTTCATAGCTAATTTAAAATTATCTCGTCCATTACCATTCCAAGACGCTGTGTAAGAAACTGATGCTGAAGGGCTTGGCTCCATATCTACAAAAGCAATATTTGCGACATAATTTTCTGGCTCCGCAAGTGCTTCAAAGGGCACACGATAATCAAAAAAGTCGTTTGCTATATAATGGTCATCGTTTGTGTCTGTGGCTGTGCTAGCAGAAACAACAAGACCATTAGGATTAATTGAAGAGTCATCGAAGATAACTGGATAATCAACAGCCACTCCAGATTTAATTGCGTTGAACAGGACACCAGGCGCGATCATCGGTGCATAAAATGGACGAGCGGCGGATTGTTTGTATGGTGTAGCGCCGCCGCGAGCGGATAAAACCAAGTTGTCACCAAATGACGAAGAGAATAGTTCGCTTATTTGTACCGTTCTTAACGCAGGATAAAAACCATCGTAGGGCAATAATTTTAATAAAGCATTACAGCGGACAGTTATTTGTGATGGATCCTCTGGTAAGCTTGTTTTTGTTGCCACATCATTCTTGACAACTCCAAAATATTTTGTAAAATCAGAGTGGCTATAGATTTTATAAAACTCACTCTGTTCGCTGTCGGTAATATTGGCGAGAGCACCTGTAAGATTAAATAATTTTGTGTCATTAAATTTATCAACACCATTGTTGAGATAATCATCAATACGCTCACTAATGCGATATTCAGGAACAATTGAATAACCCTTGCCGATGTTTCGCATATTTTCTACATATGCGTCATAGGAATCATAAAATGGATATTTATGTGATGCAGATGAGTCATTTAGCACATCCCACGGAGCATCACCAGTACACATTAATGCGTCATCGTTGGAAAATCCAATAGTACCCGCGCCATCAGTAGAACTTGTTCCAAACGCCATACTTCTCAAACGAACACTTGATCCAGTTAATAGTCCATGTGGTCTGTTATATAAACAAGATGCAGTAATAAAACCTCTAAAAGCCGGTGGTCCCGCCGTGTATCCTGCTGTTTGATTTGAGTGGAAGATAACACTTACATTTTGAAGTATTCCAGTACCAGAGCCCGACCCAATAGCATCTTCTCCAACATCTGTTCTTCCGACAGCCACTCCAGGCGATGGACCTGTGTAAATGGGGGTGCCATCAATTCCGAGAACTGTTGTATCGGCAAAGCCAATTCTGGCATCAAGTGGCCAAATACTACTTGTATATGCTGGGGTGTTCGTTGTTGCGGAACCTCCACCGCCAATTAATACTCTTGGGGGCAAGAACGGACTGCCCTCTCTAGCAGGATAAATAATTCTTCTTTGGGCTCTATTTTTTACCCAGAAATCGTTGTTATAGGTTGTTCTTTGATTATTTCGTTTAAGATTAATGTTTGTTTTTGCTGGATAAACCTGCTCGGAATAAACCAAGTTGATAAGCTCGTTACCATCGGCGGCAAACATTGAGTATACATTATCTGCGGCTGTGGAGTTATCTTCTGTAAGTCCAAGTTTTTCATTTAATTTAGAGTTAGAGAAGTTTGTTTTTTGGTTTGCGTATGATGCCTTAACCTCGGCAGGTATACCCGCAACCTTTCCATTAAATTCCATTGGTTTATAACTAGAAATTACAACTGGCTCTGCAAATTCTAATATTGTTCGATCTTGCGTTAAACGGAAAGTGGAAGTACCCTTACTGGTATAACCAAAAATGTCAGAACTATTTTGTTTAGCACCATCCCATTCGTATCCTCGGTATTTGCCTTGTGTTTTTAAAAGTGACTCTCTTTCAGTATCAGGGTCAATAATCGAAATTGAATTGTTTGCACGCATTTGACGAACAATTGGATGATATTTATTATTTATTTGTCTCCACGATGAATACCCATAAGGACCATTTCGATGAAGCATAAGCGCGTTAAAAATATTATTTTTGTTTCTCGTAAAAGGTGTGCCAGTAAAAGTACCACCAGGCGCATCAGTTTGAGTCCCAAATGGCTGTACAGTATAGGCAAACAAGTTATCAGGAGCACTATTGTCAGACGCAGTTAAAAGATTGAATGAAGAAGTTGTCTCAAACATTGTCGCATTTGTTCCAACAAAATCAATAAAACTGGGAGCCCCATCACCTGTGCTTGTAAGAATTTCTGATGCTGACAAGAAGTTTATAGCCGGTTGGAACGCGCTAGATCCAGAAATAAAGCCTGATCTTGGCGCGTGTCCAAAGAAAGAGCCTGTGTTCGAGATCGACGCAGTGATCCAAGAATATTGTTTGTCATTCTGTGGGATTGGGTGTTGAATATAGAAGTTGTCGCGAACGGATGCTGTCGAATAAGATGAGCCGGGTGTTCCGGGCTCCCCATCAATTTTAAATCCTGTGTTTCTATTGATTTTATAGAACGATGGAGAAGTGTTGTATGTACTCTCAACAATTGATCCATAAGTCGCATCAGAGCCGAATTGCCCAGCGTGAAGGGCAGCAAGAGTGCGAAGACCACGACGATGACCGAGGTGGTCTGTTACTCTCATAGCTCCACCGCCCGCGAGGGTAGATGGTTCACCAGAGCCGGAGCCTCGGACTGAGAGATTGCGGAATGGTAAAGCATTATAAACCGATTTTTCGGCTGCGACAACATCAAGATAACCAAGAGAGTTAATCTCTGGTCCGCCTGGGGCAGAGAACCTTTCTACAATAACGGCATCTTGTTTGGTTCTTTCTGGCAAGGTAAACACAGTAGGCACTGTTGTTTTGGCAGCCGGGATAGAGCCATCTTTCGGTTCAAAAAGGTTTGAGCTTCTATTGAGACCCTTGAGATATGGACCCGCGCCGGTATCTGTTGTCCCTGGAATAAATGTGTTACCGCGTCGGAAATTACCAGCGTTTGGTCTTACACCAATTAAAGTATGGACATTTGTTGTCTTAGAGTTATCTGTCTTAAACCTGGCTGGTAACAAGTCAGTTTGCCCGTCATTAAACCAGAAATTGTTTGTACTACGACCAGAGGTCTGAAGAACTTGATAGGTTTTTTCGTAGTTTCCAATCGCTCCAAACTGAAGTGTGCCAGAAAGCACAGTGTCAGCCGAAGCAGTTGTCTGTAAAATGTTGCGAATGTTAACAGGGCGCTTTGCTGTCTCTTCGCGCCACCACCAAGCACGTTGTCGTGTTGGGTCTGGATAAGGACCGCCATAGTCGGGACCAGTTAGACCAATCGCCCCAAGAGAAGAAGGTCCGCCACCAAGAAGAAGTCTCCAAGCCTCTGGGCGGGTAAATTGTCCATCCAGATTATTTGGTCCAGCAGCGCCGTCTCCGCCTATGCGGTTGGCATCAAAGTTGTTGATTCTGACATGTCTGTGCTGATGACCTCCAACATATTTCTCGGTAAATGGACCCTGCATTGGAGTTTCATTTCTGTCGCCATACGCATCAGAATGAAGGTTGACAAGTTGTGAGTTCGCTAAGAAGTTGGCTTGTACACCTTCATTGTATCCACCGATATTAGATGACGCAGACAAAATATTAAATGGCATAGCAATTTCGCCCTTGACGCCATCAAATGAGCCAGAGTCATAAGTTCTACCATTTCTTGTTCCAAAGGAGTATTTTTTCTTTTGTAATTCTGGTGGAATAAGATCATCATCACAATCTTTTAATAATGTTACATTTACATTGTAAGCATTGAGTTCATTAAGCGGAAGTCCAATAGCAGACATAGGTCCGTGGGGGTAATTAATTCCACGATAAAAGTTTGTTTTCTTGTTTTCGGAGTAATTGATACCACCATGAAGTTGGCGTCTTTTAACAACACCAAAACGATAAGGCGTATTGAACTTGCGATTTAAAACTTGTAAAGATACATCTAAAATACTATTTCTATCCGCATCAACTCCGGCGTCACCGCTGCTAATCGGATCGTCATCTCTTTCAGCACGCTCTTTCCAATAAAAACAATTATCAGATTCTAAGCCAGAGATTGGTCTGTGTCCATGCTCCCAATCATAAAGATGTCTGTTAATTGTAACAACACCGCCTTCGGGAGAAGAGCCAGAAAATTCCATTGTAGGAAACTTAGACCAATATTTATTCCTCTCTAAGATGTGGCTTTCAACAACATTGTCAATGCCATCACTTACCTGAGCGGAAGCAGGGACAAGTTGCATCAACATTGTCTCAAGAGTTGAGTCAATCCATTTGTAAAATTCTACAAATTTGTCTAAGTCTGGAGTGTTGCCAACTCTTTCAAAAAAGTATTGACGCAAATATTCCATGCTCTTATAGCTTTGTCGATATCTGTGAACAGGTTCACCAATCAAGTTGTTAAATTCTGCGATAGAACCAAAATAATTGATAATCTCATCAGAGATGACTTGATACATACTTTTTTCGAAAGCATAGTATGTTTTGACTGGTCTAGTTTCCTTTGTAAAGACCTCAGTCTCCTCGCGGTTTAATACGCGAATATTATCATCACCAAATACGACCTCAGGAAGCTGCTGCCTTCCAGAGTATAAAAATAGATTTTCTACTGAGCCTGTGGAATTGATTGGGAAAGCATCGCCGCGACCAGTGTGCTGATACTTAAGAATCTTACCAAGCCAATTGTATCTACCAATCAAGCCAAGGGAACCTGAAGTAACATCTTCTACAACAAACTTGCCATCAAAAGTTGCCGGCGAGCCGCTACCATTGTCAGAGCCCGTGACGGTTTGAAAATCCCAGTAGAGTGCTAAAGATTCAATCTCTGGAACTTGAACATTTGGAAGATCCGACTCTTTAATATAAGTGTCTCTGCCTGGTCTTAAAAGTCCAAAGTTATCAGGATCAATTGCGTGTGTTCGCATTGTCTCGTCATCAATGTAGTCAAACCAATAGCGGCAAGCTGTAATTTTAGCATCACTATAATGAAGCGTCGAGCCAGTGAAGTTTGTCTTGTGGGAACCAACAAAGATGCGTTTTGGGGAGATTAACAGGTTTTCTGCTGCCTGTTTACCAATTGATCCTGTAATTGTAAACTCATTAATTTTTCTATCGGCAATGTAGTTTACACCATAAAATTCAAGCACATAGTTGTTGTCTACAGCCCCGCTAGCAAAAGATTGGGGATATCCCAAGGGCTTAATTCTTACAGCAAAATTCCACTTTTGATTCTCATAAACATTGTAATATTGAGAACTTGTAAGCTCTGGAATTGGGAACGGCACCGATGATGAAAGCATAAACTTAACATCTGAAGCTTGGGCTTCGTTTCGGATTGCGAAAACTTGAAAGTTAGCATTGTCGGTGGCTGCCCAAGTTAAGTCTGTTTCTGTTGGAGAGTTTGCTCGCGCCTGGTGCATACCAAACAATGATGCTGTTAAATATGGATACTCCTGGGTATATGAATTTTCTAAACGCCTTGAGATCTTTTCAGGGAAGACAACTTCCGCCTCCAAGGTCATTGGGAAGCCATCTTCGAGTGTTAACCCTTCTCTGCCAGAACCTGAAATATGTGATACACTATTTGCGTTTGAGGAGTCAGCATATTGATACACCGTACCCGCAAAATTATCAATGTGGTTTAAGTTAATTGCTTTTGAGCGAACACTATCTGCTCGGCGCTTCGTATCAAATTTATAGGTGCTATTATCTGAATAGGCATTGATTCTAACAACATCATCACCAATACCAAAACATCTGATGAGATTTCTGAAAGACTTTTCAGTTCCCTTAGCTTTATAAATATCAGTTAAGTTGTTGAAAATATTGTTATAAATGATATTTTTAACTGTGTATAGATCTTCTTCAAACTCTTTTGTTTCGTTACGATTTCTGTAATATTCTAAAAATTGACCATTTGAAAATAACTCTGGTGCTCCAAGACCATATGAATCAACGGCTCTTTTTGCATACGGATAAAGTTTATGCAGCTTGTCTGGCTGTCCATCAAGGCTTACACTACTACTCGGATAAGAAGCCATGTTGAACTTTGGTAATTCACCAATTAACAAATCAAGATCATCAAGATAACTTGACATTATTTGTGTTAGCTTTTTGATATTTCCAGTTGTGCCATTACCCTCGTCTTCTTCAATAACCCAAGATGGAAGCGAGAAAAACAAAGATGAATTATTTGTATTGTCCCAGAGAGATCCTGATTCTTGCAACTCTGCTCGCAAATTATAGACATCTGGATGATTACGGCGAACAATTACATCAAGCTCCTCTGTCCCTGCCGAAGCAGAGTTAATCGCTGACCCTGTGTTACGAGCATTAGAACTTGGATACCCTGTCCATGTTCCGTTAGAGATACGACCAGAATAGTCAAGCACAACACTATCAGTTGTGGTGTCGGTGGTAATTCCCTCGTTAAATTTAAAATAAACGCCTAAATCAAGGTTTGCTGTGTCTGTGTTTGTTCCTCCGCCGAGGTCACTTGTAAAGTAATTTCTCTTAATTTGTTTTTCAGTTCGACGTGTTTTCCAAAAACGGAATTCGTCAATAGAGCCAGAAAGTTTACCGGATCCCAAATCTGGACCGGCAGTGGCAGCCATATTAAATGTTCCGGTGAGCAGCGCACCAATATTGGCTTCTAAGTCCTCACGGATCTCGCCAATATTTGAACCAGTTGTTATTGTCTCAGTTAGCGCCCCATTAACATATAATTTTGTTTCAATATTCGTGCCACTATTAACAAAACTAAGTGCGTAGTGCTTCCAATCAGAAAAAGAGTTTAGATCCAAAGTTGATCCGATTTCGACTGACGAAGTGCTTAGACCAACAGCACCAGACAACACCGTGATCATAAATGGGGAGGATGCGCGAGTTCCGTCAAGCTCAATTCTTAAACGACCATAATCAACGCTGGAAGATGCCTGACCATTCCAAAGATCAAAAACAACTTGTTTTTCTGTTAGAGCAGTATCCAAAGATCCAGTCTTTAACCAGAATTCAACTGTAACACCACGATCTAAATTAGTTTGGAGATTTGTTGTTCTTTGAGCAGAGACTGGTCCGCTAGAGCCTGTAACTGTTTCATCAAAAATATTTGATTTTGTATCAAATACATCGGCTAAGGATGCAGTTCCGAGTGAAGATCCAAAAGATGAATTTGGTCCACCTTTGATGTTAATATATTCATAGTCACTGCTTGCAGGTTGTCCATATCCATTGACAATACTACCTGCTAATGTTCCCCAGCCGTCGCTGGCAAGAACAGCATATCCTGTTGACTTTGGATATTTGTTATCTAAAATATAAAGATCAAGAAGTGTAGCGTCTTTTTTCCACTCCAGTCTTTCTTTGAGCGAGCCATCATAAGGATACTCATCATAAATGTATTCAAGAGATCTTAAATAATACTCCTCTGCGGAGCCATATTTAGAGAAGTTTGCTGGATCACTAAAATCAATGTGTGGCTCGACGCGAACTACATCTTCATTGTATTCTATAATGTATTCAGGAGATTCAATACCCTCTGCTATTTTCTCAAGACTTGAGGATACGACAACTTGTGAACTTCTGTTAAAAAGATCCTTTATGGACATATTATTCCTCTACTCTAAATTTGAATATATCAGGGTATTCATTCCAGCTTTGTGCGACATCATCGTAGAAAGCAAACTTAACACCGTAAGCATAGCCTGCCTCTAACATATCCATGTCAAGTTCAAAATAGCTACCGCTAACATCAAAAGATAATTCTGTGTGTTTATCACTTCCTGTGCCGAATGGAACAACATCCAAATTATCCACAAGCCTCACGATCTTAAATGATCCACTATCAATAAGGAGGTTTTCTGGAACCTCACTTGCCTTTACATAAATAGTTGGCTGCCAATCTTTGTTGCGAGTGTAAAGTCTGAATTGTGCCGTTTCATTACGATAATAGCGATCTCTTAGATTGGTAATATTAATAACATATTTTGAGTAAGGATTATAGGCAAGAGACTCAATTTTCTTTGGTTTAAATGAAGATGTTGCGAATTGTGTTGTTCCGCTGTGCCACACATCAAAAGCTGTTGTAAGTGGATTGGCAGCGGCTGTCAAAGCAAAGGACGCAGAGTAGATACCCGTGCTAACATATCCACCTGTAATGACATAAGGATTGCCTGAAATGACGTGGGTTCCATCTGCAACCTTGACAATTCGACTTCCAGTTGGTTCAGAATTATTCGCGGAACCAGAATAGATACTAACATAAATTTGCCCTGTGCCAATATCTGGAATGTTTCTTAATCTTCCGCGAACCCTGTTGTAGAGGTAAAGTGTATTTAAGTTGTCCTCGGAGGTTGCGAGAGAACTACTAAACATAAAGTTACCTCGGTCGTCACGAGTCGCAGAGTCCCAGCGTGCTTCAATTACAGGTCGCTTAAAGAAAAACTCAGACTCTCGGGCAAAAAACTTCTTGGTATAAGATGAAGAAAACGCAGTTTCGTTTTCCATGCGGACGCCAAAGCCGTAATTAACTCTATCACCAGCAATCCAGCGTTCAACAGCATCGCTAACATCAAGCTCGATGTCCTCTGTGCCATCCACAAAGGATGCAGTAAAGCGTGGTTCGGCGTGATAATCTCCACCCTCTGTAGTCCAAGCAGTAACACCAGCAGAATTACTCGAAGCAGCCGTCCAGTTTGAACTACCACTATCAGAGTAATTCTCCATATCTAAACCTGTACCTTCGTTCCAAGCGCGAGAAATTGTGCTAACAATCATATCGTAGTTTCTTGGTAATGTAAACGGATGCTTTGCGTTGAATAAACGAAGATAAAAGCTCACACTACCACTGCCTGGAAGGACACCGTTGTTTCTATCAGTCGTAATTTCTGAAACAGGAAACTGAACAAGGATGCGAGACAACTCAGAAGAAGCAGAGTCTTGTTGCCCATAGATTCTAAACACCTCCATAGAGTCAGAGAGCCCCATGTTGGAGCCAGTAGCACGAGTTGTCAGATTTGACTTATACGCATTTGTAATCGTATTATCTGCATCTGCTGTGTATCTTTTTATGCCCATTATGTAATTGTTCCCTTAATATCTCTTGAAGGATATCTAACTTCAAAAACAACATTTTTTGGTGCAACAATCATTCTACCATCAGGAGTTGTGTTGTTTTTCACATTAAATTTTGTTGTCGCATAGCCAGGACCAGTTTGTTGAAACACTTGAACAAATGTGGCATCAACAATTCCTGGTGTGCCGTTAATCAAGGAGTATAACTCTGTAATACTAAAAGATTCACCAATATCAAGTTTTTCACTAAAATAGGTATTCATCCTTCGCTGTACTCTACCAAATACTGCGCTCTTGTTTTCGTTGTTAGTGGCAATTGCTGAGAATCTAATAGATAGATTAACAACTTTTGCGTCTAAAATATCAACCGAATCATTGATCATGCGCTTAGTGTTTAGCCAAGTTTTAATGTTTTCTTTTAAAATTGTGTTTGTTTCTTCAAAAAATCCATTGTTGTTTTGATTTATAACATAGATGTTAATGTTTCTCAAATTAGAGTCAACATCTTGGATAACAGCACATCGCTTAATCCCGCCAAATTTAGCGGGCATAGAAAGAACAAGTGTTTTAAAATCTTCAACAGTAACAGCGCGATTTTGCGCGGAGTGTGCTCCAGATATTAATTCTCTTAACTCTCTGGTTGTAGGTGCGGACACATCCCCTTGAATAGGGCTTGGATTTATTACCTCAAGAGATCCACGCACTGTCGCTGATGTTGTGGAAACAAGTGTATCGGGGTTTGCAAACTGAAATGATGTATTAGTTACTCTATTAACACTACCTGCGGCAGCGTTAGAGTTCTGCTGTGTGTTGGCACGATAAGATACAGTTAAGGTAGTATTGGAGGGACCAACACCAAACTTATCACCTTTAATTAAGATCGTGGGATCCATTGCTTGATCTGTTACATATGTTTTGGAGTGAAGGTTCAAAACCAAGTCTCGTGCCTCCGCTAAACTTGGCGAATCAAGTTGAGAATCTGAGCCGTATCCAAATATAATCTGCGTGCTTCCGGCAAGTCTTTTTCTAACAAATCTTCTTGGGACAATAAAAGGCTTAATAATCGTAGGTGCCTGAACATTTGTCGTTGCATCATTGTTTACTACAGGAACATAAATTGTATTTTGAGATAAGTGTTCTACCTCATAATATTGTTTGCCTGATGAATCAAAAATAGAAATTATCTCTGTGACATTTGCGTCTGCGAGAGTTAGAGTGGTAAATCTTGCGAAATTACCAATCTCAAATGTTCTTTCTCTCAATTCACCAGAAACAACTTGTCCAATTGTTTTAATAGCATATTCAACGGGTACACCAGTTGAAGAATTTGTGGTTGCAACAACAGTTTCATTTGTTGTATCAGCAAAATCAACATCCTCTAACAGTGTAAACAAAGAACCATTTGTTGCTGAAAATGTGCTCCCTGCTCTAAGTTTTGGAGCATATGCTAAATCTGGTCCTGTGTTTGAAGAATTTACAGGAACTTTGATGTATAAGTTTACCTGTCCATAAGTGGCGCGAACATTATCATATTTAAAACCAACAGCGTCTCCGTGTTTGATAATATTGTTGTATTCGATGGCAGTTGATAAAAAGCTCTCATTTGCTTGATAATCAAGGTAAAAAGATAAAAGATCCCCAACATAAGAGACGGCATCAACCATCAATGCGCCAAAGCCAGCATCAGAGAAGTCTCTAAATGTCTCTGGGTAATACCTTCTGGCATGCTCAATAAGCTGATTCTTGATTGAGGTAAAATCTCTACTGAGATAGTTTACTTTGACATTTTGTCTTTTATCTGCCACTTAAAGATGTCTCCTGTTATGTAATTATTTAAATAACTAAATTTCCAACACTAAAGTATCAGAAATAAATGCTTTTGGAATAGAGTAGTTAATTGTAATGCCTACAAAGTTTGATTCACTGGACGGATCAAGTTCAACAAAATTGAAGTCTGTTTTTTCTTGTGAGAACTGAATCGATTTTATAGAAACGTATGGAGCATAAAGTGCCACCTGTTGTCTTATCTTCTGCCTAATGGTTTCAAAAAGAGAGTTGCTGGCGTTTTCAAAAATATAAGTTCTAAGACCAACTCCAAAGCCCGGAATCATAACTCTCTCACCGGGGTTGGTAAGAATAATCATTTTAAGATTTTGTCTTGCTACCTGTTGAAAATTTTTGGTGGTAGCAAATCCATCAACTTCATCTATGGATAATGGTAGTTTTGGTGATAAACCGGGCACTCAATATTACTCCTCTTATAAATAGTATCAAGGTTGTGCTTTTTGTAAAAACGGATCTTGATAATCTATTTTTCCTCCACCATAAATAGATGAAGCAAATAATTGTAATATTGTAAGTTTTGTTTTTGCCATAAAATCATTTAAGTCAGCACCGATATATGAGATGTCAGGCAGTCCGTCATTATCAAGATCCCCGTCATAACTAAAGGTTGCAGGATCAGATAGTGCCGAAACTTGATACAGAGACAGACAAGAAATAAAAACCTTAACCGGAGACATGTCATTGAACACTTTATTGTATTCATCTGTCTCAAACATTAGTTTTGCCAAGCTACCATAAACTTCATTCTCATCATCTGCTACAGTCTCTCGGGTACACTCAATTGATAGTATTATTGTACCTTCCCAGCCAGTGGGATCTCCATCTACATCTGTAATAATATAATCGGATGTCCAGTTATCTATTTGTGATAAAATGCTTTGTTTTTCAACATAAACTAAGTTGTAAGAGTATGTATAAGATCCGTCATCATTTAGTTTACGCTCTTTAACAAAAACATATGTAGAGCCCCCATACTGCATAATATTGTCAGTTTGAGATACTAAATCATTAATGTCATCATACTCACCAAAAATTACTTTAGTTAAGAAACCATTCCAAGTGGTGGCATTCCATTTTAAATTCAGTGCAAGTGTGATTGGCTCTTTTAAGATCTTTGCCTCATCCAAAATCATTTGTCTGACAGCATCTTTGCCGCTGCTTGGCGTTTCTTCACTCAGCCCAGATAGATTCATTATCTCATAGTATTTTGAAGCAGCTTCCTTGATATCAACGAGTAATGAAGACTCAAGTGTGTCAAATGATTCCTGATATTTGGATATTTCTTTTTTGAGAAGGCTATACACTGAGTTGGCAAAAATTTGATTGTCCATAAAACCAAGATCAAAACCATTAAATACTTGGATGCTGATTAATGCCTGCTCTATGATAAACGCTCGAACAAGCAATCGCAAACTTGTATTTAATGTGTTTCTTCTAATTTCGCTTAACGAATCACAATATTCACCAGTCAATGATCCATTTAATAAAAAGTTCATTGTGTTTACCGCATCTGCTTTTAGACCCTCAACATCAAAGATATCGTTATCTAATAATAAATCTAATTTATCAAAGTCTGACGATATGGTAGGAGGCGAGGTGCTACTGTCTGTTGAAACAGAGGAATATTTCTGCCCATTGATGTAATCGACAAACTGTGTAATAATACTTGAGTTTACAGAGGTAGAATTAATCTTTGAACCAAATACACCGACACCACTTAGGCTTGATGGTTTTAAACTAGTAAAATCAATATCTTGTAGATTATCAATATCAAATCCAGAACTAAACGATCTCGCTCCAAGTTCTCCAGTTGTGTTTTTGTCCCCCAAGGTTGCAAGTGTGGTGCCAATTTTGTATACATCTGATTTATATTCAACTTGCTGATAACTTAAATCTTGTCTTAAATTTAAGGTGACAATATCGTCAGCAAAGCCAGCAGGGCGGGCATCTATCTGTTGAGCGGGGTCTAGATTATATCGACGAATTGTAGCAACTTTATCAGAGTTGTCGTTTCTGTCTACCTCTACTTCATATAAAGTATTTTCGTTAAATGGGTCAGTAAAGTCTGTTGTGATAACTTCTAACCCACCAAGACCAGTGTCGGCTTCTTCAATATTGGCAGCGATATTATTGTAATACCAGTTCTCCCACGAATCTGTGATTCCAAATGCTTCTTTCATTTGAGCAAATACAATGGCTGCATCATCATCATCAAGCCCCTTGTTATCTACATTAAAGTTTCTTCCAAAATTGTGCCCAGGCGCTGTTGAGCCAGCTAAAGTTTTTGTAGGCGTCAACGTTGTTTCAGTTGTTCCTGGTGTATAACCAAACAAATATTCATCACCTTTTGCCTCAAGCGAAAAATTGCTAAAAACTAAAGATGGTTTGTTAAAAAGATAATCTGTTTGACCAAGCGATTGATTCCACCAATTAATATACGAGCCTGAACCAAAAGCGGGCGCAACATCACTATAAAAAGTTTCCATAATTGGATCAATCAGTGCCTCAGAGGTTTTTTCTGACACCTCTTTTACAACTGGAGGAACTTCTTCTATAAGTCCGTTTGAACCAAAAATATCTGGAAAACCTGGGAGTAGCTTACCTTCTTCATATTTTTGTAATCTGTCAACAGCTTTTAGAACTCTTTGTTTCTTTCTTTCTTTTTCTTCACCAATAATCTGATCGATCTCGGAATCTGTTAATGTTGGATCTTGTCTTTTTAATAACTGAGCCCTAACGAGCGCCAGTCCTCCGCCATCTCCCAAGCTCTCTGGTGTGTCTGCTACGCTCGCTATAGAATTTGGTTTTGTTAAAAAAGATGGATTTATAATCTTGCCTATTCCCGACATTACATCGAGCACATCTTGCTTGTTTTTAAAAACAAGACCATCATGTGAAGCATTTCTTGTTAGAACTTTTGTGCTGAGATTTAAGACATTTTTAGACGGCTTGCCTTTTAATAATGATTGGAACTCGTCTGGTTTTAATACTGCTGACAGTTCATCTACACCTGTTGAGATTTCACCTGTAATTTGAGTTAAGTCTGATTGTTTCAAATATTTTTGCTTTAACTTATCTGGACTTTCAACATCTGCAATGGTAATTGGCAATCCATCAGGAATTGGAGTATCTGATAAATCAAAACCTGATATTTCTAAACGGGATGGTGATGATCTTTTTGATAAAATATTACTAATGATACCTGAAAATCCTTTGCCTCCCCTTAGTGTTAATAAAGAAGCAAAAGTATTGGGATTATTTATATTTTCCAAACTAATACCAGCGGTTTCAGATAGCCAAGTTTTATATTCTGTATTCTCGCCTATTGTCTGCTTTACTTGATTTGGATTTGACAGTGAAAAATCTGTAAAGTCTTGAAAAGTTTCAATAATTGCACCAATTGCTCCTTGAAGCAACAAATTGCCTAAGTTTGTTTTTAGTTGATCCATCGCTGGTTTTAAAAAATCTTTGGTGTTGGGAAAAAATGGTGGTAAATCCATTTCTTGTAAAACCGGTCCAGCGGCTTTGATAGCAAAACTACCAAATTTTTCTTGAGTGTTTGCTACTCCTCTTTGCTCGTCTTGGAGTTGAAAGGCGGGCTGTAATTCAGGATCATCATAAATATCATTGCCATAATTTATAATAAGGTCGTTTAACATTACTGGAATGGATTGTTGTGTTAAAAGACCAACACTTATTTTAGCGATAACATCATTTAATGTGTAATCTAACTTTTGATATAATGATTTTCCCTGTTCATCATTTTCTAATATTTGTTGCTTTGATAATAAGTCATTATTTTCTGGCTCTGTGTTTGGTGAATTGTTATCACTCATACCAGTGACTTCATCAATCTTTGATTGAATTGCTGATGGAGAAGTCTCCTCTGCACCAATATAATCACTCTCTAATTTGGCGTTAGAAGCGCGTTGAGTCTTCGCAATCGGATCGTTAATTGTTTGTGTCTCTCTCGATAACTCCTCATCTGTTTTACAAGATGGACCTTGAGGTTGAGATGATTGAGGTGCGTAGTTTCCATTGTCATCATAATCACTTAGTCCATCGTTTGGATTATCTTTAGCTTCAATAATTGGAGTTGGTAAGGTATGTTTTTTTAAAAATTCAATAAAATCAAACTCATCGCTGTCTCTGTTTTTTAAATCTACAATCATTTCCTCAATGCGTGTAAAATAATGCATTGTGGTTATATGTGAAAATTCATCTTGTTCTAAAAGACAATTATATCCGATTGTGTATTGTTCATTGTCCACCAAAAGATATCTAAGTTTGTAATCAGTATCAAGACCCAAAGTTATGGTTTTTTCTTCTTCATTTGGAATTGTACAATCTGGATTAGTGATATTGATTGGTTGTATGTTGTTAATCTCTATATAATTTACTAATGCCTTAGTAGCATTGACCCAATTAAGCATTTCATTTTGAATGTTTATATTTGTTATAAACACATCAGAGTCGGCAAGAGTTGGTAATAATTCTTTCATGCCTGATAAAACAAGGAAGGATCCTTTGAGGCAGCGAGCCATAGGATATTCTGCCACAACCCTTTGCTCTGGAATATCAATACTACATGTTGCTGGATCATCTTCAACTAAATCAAATTCTGTCTTTAAAACAGAAATTAACACCTTCATTGGCACAAGATTTTGTTCAGATGGCGTGACATATTTGTCTTCAAAGCTTGAAGCTGTTATAATTCCTCTTGTATCATCTAATACAGAAGTATCCTTGCCATAAAATTCTAATAATTTAAAAACACCAAGACGCTGTGACTCAGCATATCTGGTCTCAGGGTCATCCCCTGGTGTTGTATGTTCGCTATCAACAACAATATAATATTTGTCGTCCTCAATGAACGGCGAACAAGCGTCGAGATATTTCCATTTTTCAATGTCTGGCATTAGTTAACCTTATTATATTTACTATTAATTGCGCTTTGAGTTACACCTGATAGGTATTTGTATTCAAGAAGCTCTATATTAATTCTTTGTTTAAAATTATCGACGATACCTTCCATCAAATTTATTGTACTTTGAACACCGGCAGATATGAGGTCGAGTGCTGGAATGGTTTGTATTGGACCTGGGATTGCACCTCCGACACCTTGGTGTGTATGCCCCATCACTTTTAAGTTAAAAGAATTTTGATCTTTCATATGATTTAAAAGTTGCGAGCTTATTTCTTTTAGCCTATTGTCTAATTCCTGTATTGCCTGGACTAAGTTTGCTCCCTTGACCATTGGCTGAAGGGAGGTGACATCGTTGTTTGCGACCAGTTGTATGCCGCCATATCCAGCAGTACCACCTCTTGAATTTGTGTCTTCAGTTCTTGTTACAAACATGATGCTTTCACGACCAACAATACGAACTGCGTCAGCCTTAAATCCGACACCAGACTTACCAACAGAATCACCAGGAGTGTTAAAGTTTCTGTCAATGTCTGTTTTCTGGCTAATATAAATTCTTGCGGCGTCCTGCTCCATGTTTGGATCGTAGTTTAATGAAGAATCAACAGGCGAGCATTGTCTTCCCGCTACAATGTCAATTGCTGAAGCACCAGTATGTCCTCTGCCGCCGTAACCGCTACTACGACCGCCTGGTCTATCACGACCCAAAACAATACTAATATTGCCTTGGTGCATTACTTTTTCGCCATCTGCCCTAATATATTTTGGTGTGGGCTCAAGCATTCTTTCATTGTTTAGTCCAGCAATTCGTAAACTTTCTTGTGCGTTAGCTGTATTAGATACCACACTTGAAACAGGATCTAAGCCTTGGTTATCAACTGCTGGTGCGAAGTTTGGTGTCTGTATTGATTCTAAAGTTCTCGACATGTATATAAATAGTTGTTATTAAAGTTATGTTGGTGGTAATGGTGCTACACCTCTTTGGTCCCAACCGGGATCTTCTCTATCAAACTTGTCGGGCAAATGTTCTCCATCCAAACCAACCCAAGTATTAGCATATCCTTGTTGCTGACGATCTGGATGGCGGTCGCCAAGATTGCCACCCCAGCGGGTGTTTGAGGACATATTTTTAGAACCTCCATTAGCATCGGCTACGCCACAACGGTGGTTTCTTTTAACAATAGAAAATTGAGATGCCGGATACCATCTATATTCAGATGATGCCCAGACTGGCTTTTGTTGTCCTGCCCAATTTCCTCGATATTCCCAGTGCCATCGTTCGCGAGTAACAGTCCGAACAAAACCATAGCGATAAGCGTTTTTAACCAGCCACTCATATTGACCTGGACCTCGTGTGTTCATATCAACAGCAAACCCTCTTTGATGTGGAGAAAATCCTGCGCGGGCTGCATTGTAAGGATCCTCCGCTTTTAGTCTTTCTTGTTCTGCATATGTTCGGAAACCACTTGTTACTTGAAGTGTTACGCCTTCAGCAGCGGCTGCTTGAAACATAGGTCTTAAGTACACTGCGATTTCTTTTGGTACTATTTTACCATTAAAAACAACAAATTCAGAAATAGTGCCACTTCTTTCGCCACCGACATAAGTGTCTTGCACATCTTGTATGATCTCACCATCAGGAATATTTTGATAAACCCCACCTGCTGCCCCGCCTGGACCTCCGGCATCTAAAAGAGAAGGGTCTTCACAGATATCGTCTATTGTTGTTGGAGATCCCTCTGTTGGGTTATTTTGTGGAGTAGGTAATTGTGACATATCTTTCTATTAATTAGTTACTACTTGAGACTCAGTGCCGATTGGATCTCCTGTTGGATGCTGTGTATTACGCAAAGTCGAATCAGTGGCGCAGGCAGTTTCAGCAGTTAAAGCAGATTTGGCACCAAGCGAGCGTAGAACCAACTCAACAAATTGTGGGTCATTTTCAATAACTTCATTGATAATAACTTTGCTTTTTGTATCTGGACTTTCATACGATATTCTTACAATTGATCCTGGGGCGATATCCTCTTCATCCCTCATCGCCTTTGAGGTTACAATAGCCTCTTGATAAGCTTCTAAATTAGCAAAGTTTCTGCCAATAATTCTATTACCACGGCTTTGTCCTGGGTCAAGAGGCGTGTTTCTTTCTTCAAGTAATGTTGGTGGTGGAGTATTATCACCAATATTTGAAAAAATGTAAACATAATATTCAGGGAAATCAAGAAGCTTTAACGCCTCAGTACGTTGATCGGCAATAGAATCTTGCTGCCCTCCTGTAAGAAGATCAACAATACCAGAGTTGAGAGATCTACTGCCTTCTACTATGGCACCTGGAGCCGCGCGGAGGGCACCAAGTGCTCGTCCCCAAGCAGATTTACCACCATGTGGTGATGGCAGGGGATTTTCACCTTGGGTTACTTCTTTCTTCTGCATAATCATGGCGTATAGCCCCATCAATGGACGACCTTGATTGGCAGCCACCTTTTTTTGAAGACCTTTTAATTTGCCACTTTCTAAAACATTGTTAAACTTACTTGTCTGTGTCTCAGTTTCTTCATAGTCGCCAGGAATAAGTTCCTGTGCTCCACCAAAAATCTCCTCTAAAGCATCAAAAAAAGCAGCGTACTGAATGTTTTCATTCAATACTCGCTCTTGTTCTTCTCGTTCTTCACGAGCCTGTCTTTGTGCTCCCGTCTCAAACGTTGACATCAACTCTCTCCATTAAGCAAGTCAAAGATCTCCGTCTTATCATCATCAGTAAGACCAACTGATGCGCTCTTCTTTTTCTCTAACAGCGTGACAAGCTTAACAAGTTGCTCGTTAGAACGCTGGAGTGTTTCAACATACTTGGCTGCGACGGTGCCTACTTCCGTGTGGCGTGCTTCGTCTTTGCTCAAGTATACAATTAAATCGTTTAACAGATCTTTTGTGATCTCGCGATCTTTCCTGATATTTTCAATTGCTTCATCAAGATAATTATCTGTCTTTTTCATGGTATTCGTGCTCCATAATAATTAGAAGCACTTTTAATTATTTACAGCAACATTCGCACTGACAAGGTGCTTTGCAACCACAGCAATCGCAT